ATCCATTCAGTGCTACGGAGGTCATACTCTAGATTATCTTTTTGCCACTCTGGATTCACAAGATTTTCTTCATCTTGTTGTTTCATAGTTTTAAATAAATCCAAATAAGCTTCGTTGGGTTTTTTACCTTCCTTTTCACAGCGTTTGACATACCCTTCTTTTTGGAAGGTATTACGTTGAGGACTTTTGGATATCTTGCTCATAGTATATTATATATTAAAAATCAATTCAAGTCAATGGTAGTTGCGTAAAAACTTATCCAGATCTCCGTATAGATTCACCAGCATGGCTTCCCGACTGCCAAACATCACAAGATCCACTGGTATCTTTTTCTTTCCCACAATGTAGTAGGGCATCTGCAATTTACGATCCAAGGCTAACACATGAGTCATTGTGATGCGAAACGGTTCCAGTGAATAGTGATGATGTTCAAGATCTAAATGCTCGCAAAATATTTCATAGCCACGATCAGTTAGTCTGAGTCCGCCACCTGAACGCAGATTGGCCCACCATGTGGCGTAAGCATCTTCCGCAGTTATACCTAAGTGTTCTGGTAACTCTGCTACCAGTGTTTTGGTAAGTTTCTTTTTATCACGCACATCAAGGATATACCTGAGGGCCTTCTTTCAGCAACACCACTGTGAATTTGTCAGTTTTGAATTGTGTGTTGAGTTTCTTGGCAAGATTTTTTGCGTGCCCTGGATTGGAGAATGATACTTTTTTATATTTAGGCCCAGGATACTGAACCAAGAGATTGGAAGTTTTGAGATTGATTGGACGGGTATCATAGAATACCGCCCATACACCCTCGCTGGCCAACACCTGCTCACTTTTATAAGTGGTCCGGTTTGTTTGCTCTATAATAACATTGGGCTTGGGTCTGCTCATCAAATAAACTCCTACATTTATTTATCTCTAAATATATGCAGTTTTAGAATTTTCCACCGGTGATCTGTACTTCGATAACTTCATTTGGAGAACCTGCTTGATTATTTTGCAAGACTAACAACAATTTAGTTATATCAGCGTGTAGATCTTTAGCATCTCGCATGGTCATCATGAAATTTTGAGAGCCTTTGGCATCAAACCCCTGTAGTCTTTCAATGAATCTTTGTATGTGTATCATTTTAAAAACTGCTTTAGTTCAGGAGGTGTCCACCCCACTGGCTTGAGTACTTTGCCATCTTCACGTTTACGTACCTTGCCGGTCACCCGGTCGATCTTGGCAAAGTTGGTGCCCATGACTTCCTTCCAGGCTCCTTCGCCATCTGCACCCATTGAATGCACTGCACCAATAGTAACAACTAATATATCAATCAAGGCATCCAATACTTCCACATCATCAGCTTTGGCAAGTGCTTCGCCTAGTTCGGTCACTTCCTCGGTAATCAATTTGACATACATCATGAACTGATCTAGATTGTTTTCGTCAACAGTCTGTTCACAGGCCCGCATGAATTTTTCTTGATCTCTAAATAGATTGGTCATTGGCTAAGTCCTTGGTATAAAATGGTCCACGATAAGGATATCGTTCTAGTACAATTAGTTTAGGGTCTTGCACAGTCTTCCAGGCACGACCTTTTTTTACCGAGTACCAACCGGCGGCAAACCACGATTTACTTTTGTTGGTCTTGGTGTAGATAGGCAATCGATGACGAACATCCCACACAGGATTATGCACACGACCTTGAGCAGGATATCCGTGAACTAAACTAACATCTGGTTTTGTTGATGTTGGTGTGGCGCGTTCGAATCGAATTTTAAATCGCTCCTCAACCATGCTGATAGTTTTGTATTGTGCAATTTGATTGTTGAGTCTTACTTGATATCCATCGGCACAGGCTTCAACATTTCCAACCTTGCGATTGTCTTGTTGTAAAATCCAAAATTCATTGTCAATGACTGGTTTCGCTACTAACATTTTTAAACCCCTTTTTAACTACCTTTACTGAATTTTATCTAACTGACTAACAAAATATTTGTATATATTTCCCCCCAAAGTCCATCTGGCAGATTCTAAATTACATTTCATTTGTTGATATATTTCGTTGCAATCTTTGATTAAATGCCAATTTTTATATACCAACATTTGTAATCTCTTAAAATGTCCTTCATTTGTCCAATCGTCTGTAGATAGATCAAAATCCAAATTAGCATAGCTTGAAAAATCAACATCGTAAAATCTTTGCATGTATTTCATTACTCCGGGTCTACCATATACTAACATAAGTTTTCCTAAAAGTAAAGGCCATAAACTTTTTTCAGTGTTAAAAAAAATACCGCAAGTGGTTTCAGGATTAACAATTAGAGGTATATCAGTATACTCTTGTTCAATAAACAAAAAATTTTCTACATTACTTGACACCCAAACATCATTGATTTTGACTTGTGCGGCCACTTTTGGCCATGATTTATGTAAATTACGATATGGAGGATTTTTATTTGGTATACAAAAATTTAAATTTTCTTCAGGGTACATTTTTGGATCACTAACAGTTATTAGCCCATAATTATCAAGTTTGTATTCTCTTAGTAATTTTGCCAAATCAAACTTGTGAGATTCATATCGTCCCAGCATGCACAAATAATTATATTTTCCTATTCTATTAGTAATCTTTTTTGATACTGCATAATACCCTAAGCAATCATTGAGAATCCACCAAGGAAGTTCAATAATTTTGCATTTTATATTATGTTGAAAAGTATAAATTTTTTGACTTTCGTCATCAAGTTGAGTAATAAACCAAACTGGATCATTTGTGTACTTGTTTAACACTTTAGATAGTTCTAAATGTGTTGGATTAATTATAAACTCATCCCATGGTATGATACAAATTATCTTGTTGCGTTTTAAACCTTTTTGAATAACTTGATCTAACCACTCATAATTATTATAATCTTGCCATTGTTCTGCCGTGATAAAAATACAATCATCTCGATGTTTTTTTAAAAAACCAAGAATACTAAAACCGTGTACTAGTTCATAATCTACTAGATTAATTTGATTAAAATCAGGGTAATTGTATGTTGAACTAGGACTTAACTGCATCCAGTACACCTTTATAAGTTTCATTCATCCAACGACCAAATTGATCTGCTGAGTCGCTACATTTGTTCAATTCGTATCGGCCGCAAAATTGCATAAATCTAACTCCTACCTGTCCTACGTCCTTGTGTGATATTTGTTCACAAATAGCTGCATCAACTTGTTGTTTAATTTCTTCAGGTTGTGCAGTTAAATCTATTAGAGTACGGTTGCGTTCGTAATCATCTAGCACCCGATGTTCGACACCTTCATGGTCGGTCCAACGTTGCAGCATCATATTGTTCCACGCATATCCTTGCCGATCTCTATCTCCAAAGGCTTCGCGGAGACCAACTTTATTCTTTGTGCCTTTCTCACGTACTCCAGGATACGCACTGAATACATTGTCTGAGCTATCTCCACGCATACACTTCTCGAATAGCAACCAGGCCGGATCTGGACAGGCTTTTGCTTGTTTAGTTTTCTTATCAATGACAGGCTTACCTTTGGCATCAAATATTCCTTCTAAAGTCAACAATTCGTCAGTTATGCCATTGTACTGCGTTACATTGGTGGCCAATAACTGCACAAAATCTGTATCACTTGAAATAATAATATGTTCGTCCTGTGGGTGCAGTGCGATCCAACGAGCAATAATATCATCAGCTTCTGCGATAGCATGTCTAATGACGCTACAGTTGGTTCGAGTAGACAAGTATTTAGTTAGCTCATCATAGCCTTCCCAAAACATTTTGTCTTCTTCTTGTTCTGCTTCTGTCAGTGCTGCTCTGGCCACTGCACGATTGGCTTTATAAGGTTTGTAGACATCTTTGCGCCAGCTACGACCTTCTAGTGCAAAAACCACATGATCTGCTTCAAATCTACGAGCAACTTTATTGGCGGCCATCAAAGTGATGTGCAAAGCAAATCCTAGTTTTTCCCACGGATCACTAGCGCGAAACGCACCGTGTCGAGCACGAAAAAACATATTTGCTGTATCAATCAGCACATAACGCATAAGAAACCTTAAATGAAGTTATTGTCAATAACGTATTTTAACATAAAACGGTGGAAAAAGCTATGACCTTCTCGTCCAAAATGCCATGAATTGGGCGCAACTGTGTCAAATCCTTGTTTTCGGATAATATAATTAAATGTCATTGTGGGATCGTAGGGCGCAATGTAGCACATATCCCACACTTTTTGTTGTGAATCTGGAATTTGAGAAAAATCATTGTTACCATTAAAGAACACATGACGAATATTTTGTGCCTGCAATTCTTTGTGAAATTCCCAGATTTCTTTGTGTGCAGATTCTGTTTGTTGTTGCCAGTTGATATTGGCAATGTATTCTCGATATTGTTGTTGATGACTGGGCGGAACATTGTCAATGCCAGAAGCGTTGATTTGATAATATATACCGTCAATGATCCACTCTTCACGTTCCCAAGTTGACCATTGTATAATGACCAATACATCATTATTACTTGTGCGATTCGCCAACCATTCACGTGTGGTACGCATTATTCTTGCGTTACTACTTGCACTTTCAGCTGCACAATGAAATCCTGAACGTAGTGACAGACTTAGTAATTTCCCCCAACTCACTGCTAAATTGTCTGGATGTGCAACTCGACCCATGTAAAAATATTGACTGTCGTCTTCGGCAAATGCATAAGGATTTACTGCCTCTGCTGCTGCACTATGACTATCACCGTTGACATACAATATCATTATTTTGATAACACTTTAAAAGTTTCTGCCTCAGCCACACGTTTCCTTAGACTTGAACTGGAGAAACTGTGATCTCTACCATTGAACACAAGTTCAATGCCGCGCATGCTGCCTTCGTGACGACCAGTGAATTCTTTATCAGCATACTCAACTCCAAGAATACGAATATCTAACGGAAGTATCAGCAATAAGTCAATGAGATCTTGTTCAGTTTGATAAACAACTACTTCGTCTACATATCTACAAGCGGCCAATTGTATTTGACGCTCTACAATACTTTGAACTGGTTTATTTTTAGTATCTGGACGATCTATAGTAGGATCAGTTTGTAATCCACATATAAGATAGTCACAGTGATTTTTTGCTTCGCTGAGCATGGCAATATGGCCAGCATGCAACATATCAAATGTGCTAAAAGTTATGCCAATTTTCTTACCGTCAGCTTTGAGTTTTTTAATGTGA